TTATAGTAAAGCTCTATTACAAAGAGAGGCTAAAAAGTATATGGAAGAGTTTGTAAAAAGAGGAAATGCTTTTGGAGAACTTGATCATCCTGAAACTCCTGTAGTGTCATTAAAAAATGCTTCTCATATAGTAAAAGACTTATATTGGGATGGTAACGACCTAATGGGTAAAGTAGAGCTATTAAATACTCCTGCTGGTAATATTGTAAAAGAAATTATAAAAGCTGGCCATACTATAGGTATCTCATCTAGAGGTACAGGATCAGTACAACAAACAAATGAAGGAACATTAGAAGTCCAGCCCGATTTCGAATTAGTATGTTGGGACTTTGTATCTAATCCTTCTACTCATGGAGCATTTATGAATCCTGTTTCATTAAATGAATCTAAAGAAAAATTATCAAAGTACGCTAATCTAGATAGTATCATCAACGATATTTTAAGAGCGTAATCGGTTTCCGGAATTAGTATATATTTATATAAAGAATATGCAATCCTTATATTGCATCAATTAACATATTAATCCTTATTACGATTCTTAATAATCGTACAATCACAATTTTTTTAAAATGGCAAACAAAGATTTATTCAAGCAAGCTATTGCTGAAGCTAAATCTGTAAGAGAAGCTGCTATTGCAAACGCTAAAGAAGCTTTAGAAGAAACTCTAACTCCTCATTTAAAAGATATGTTGGCTGCTAAACTTCAAGAAATGGAAGATTCAAAAGTTGAAGAAACTATTGAAGAAACTGTAGAAGAAGTAGAAGAAGCTAAACATGACAACAAAGACGAAGCTAAGGACAAAGAAATGGACGAAGCTAAGCATGATGATGAGAAGATGGAAGAAGCTAAAGATGACATGGACGAAACAGTAGAAGAAGATCTAACAGAAGTACCAGCTGTAGCTGAGGAAGAAGTCGAAGAGGCTGAGGATGATTCAGACGAATCTGATGACGAAGCTGACATGGATGAGCCAGCTGATGAACCAGAAGGTGATGAAGATCTTTCTAAATTAAGTGTTGATCAATTCAAAGACTTAATTAGAGACATTATTAATCAAGAAATGGGACACGGCGGCGACGCGCCTGCTGATGATATGGATGGTGGTGATATCGAAGGTATGGGTGATGAACCTGAACTAGAAGAACCAGCAGCTGATGACGCAATGGGCGGAGACGAAGAAGAAATTGATTTAGATGAATTATTAAAAGAACTTGAAGCAACTGTTTCTGAAGAAGAAGTTGACGAAGCTAAGCACGACGAAAAAGACGAGGCGATGAAACCTAAGAAAGACGAGGCTATGAAGCCTAAGAAAGACGAGGCGATGAAACCTAAGAAAGACGAAGCTAAGCACGACGACGACAAAATGGAAGAAACTGCTAAAAGTAAAGTTAACGAAGTAGAAGATAAGTCTGATTTAGATCAAGCTTTAGATACTATCAGTACATTAAAATCTGAACTTAATGAAGTAAATTTATTAAATTCAAAATTATTGTATGTTAACAAAATCTTTAAATCTAATGACCTTTCAGAAAGTCAAAAAGTTAACATAATAGCTGCTTTTGATAAAGCAGAAACTGTTAAAGAGGTTAAATTAGTTTACGAAACTGTTTCTGACAATGTAATCAGTAAAAAAGAATCTACTGAAACTATTAAAGAATCAAAAACTAAACTTGGCATGGCTTCAAAAGCTACAGGAACTACTGCATCTGGTAAACCAGAAGTAATAAATGAAGTTTCTGAAACTGTAAGAAGAATGCAAAAATTAGCCGGTATTATTAAATAATTAAATTTTAAAACTTTATTTCAATCATGGAAATTAAAAATCTTTTAGAGAGCTCAAACAATTACAAGAGCCAATTAAAGGACGCTGAAAAACTAGCTGGAAAATGGGAAGGCAGTGGATTGTTAGAAGGTATCGAGGATGTAAGAGTCAAAAACAATATGGCTGTTATTCTTGAGAACCAAGCTAAACAAATCGTTGCTGAAGCAAACGTTACTGACGTAGGTGGTGCTTCTTTCTCTGCAGGTGCTGGTGAGCAGTGGGCTGGTGTAGCTTTACCTTTAGTTAGAAAAGTTTTTGCTCAAATCGTTGCACAAGATTTCGTTTCTGTACAACCAATGTCACTTCCTTCAGGACTAGTATTCTACTTAGACTTCAAATATGGAGACACAGTAGGAGGAAGAACTGACGGTGATAACTTGTACGGTAATGTATCATCTGCATCGGCAAAAATGTCTGTTGACGAAGAAGTATCTGGTGGTCTTTATGGCGCTGGACAGTACGGATATACTATCAACTCATCTTCACACACTGATTTAGGTGCTGGAGACTTAGCTGCTGCTGTAGCTACTGGTAAATTCGCAACTGCTTCTGTTAACTTAAATACAGGACTTTCAGATTTTGATTATGACTTAGATTTCTCTCAGTCAATCAATGCTGCTGGATCTGGATCGAATATTAGAAAAGTTTCAATATTAGGTAGTGATTTAACTAGACCTGATTTTGAAGCAGTTAGATCATGGAGACTAACTGGTGGAGTAGACATTGAAACAGTACACAATAAGTATACTAAATATGACGCTTCTACTGGACATGTACACTTTATAGTAACTCAAGGTAGTGCTGACGCAGGTGCAAAATCAATTGATGCATCTACTGCATTAGAAATTGAGTACTCAGAGCAACCTACTGACAATCAGAGAGGTGACTTTGAAGCTGCTGGTAACGCTGCTGTAGATAGCTCCATTTCTATCCCAGAAATCGACGTAAAATTAGCTAGTGAAGCAATCGTTGCTAAGACTAGAAAATTAAAAGCACAATGGACTCCTGAGTTCGCTCAAGATCTTAACGCATACCACAGCATTGACGCTGAGGCTGAGTTAACTTCTTTATTGAGTGAATATATCTCAATGGAAATTGATCTTGAGATCCTAGACATGCTTATTAACAATGCAGTCACTACTGAGAAGTGGAGTGCTGAGAACAACAAAGTATATGATGGATCATCTTGGTCTACTTCTACTTCTGATTTCTACAACACTCAAGGACAATGGTTCCAAACTTTAGGAACTAAAATCCAAAAAGTATCTAACAAGATACATCAGAAAACTCTTAGAGGTGGTGCAAACTTCCTAGTTTGTTCTCCAACTGTTGCAACTATCTTAGAATCTATTCCAGGATATGCTGCTAACACAGATGGTGATCAACAAGAATTCAACTTTGGTGTACAAAGAATTGGTAACCTTGCAAATAGATTCAAAGTTTATAAGAATCCTTATATGACTGAGAACATTATCCTTATGGGATATAGAGGTTCACAATTCCTTGAAACTGGTGCGGTATATGCTCCGTATGTACCATTACTAGTTACTCCTCTTGTATACGATCCTGAAACTTTTTCACCAAGAAAAGGTATCATGACTAGATATGCTAAGAAGATGCTAAGACCAGAATTCTACGGAAAAGTATTTGTTTCTGATACTAGATTAATCTAATTAGAACTATACTAATTCTATAAGAAAGAGCGGCTCTCACGGGCCGCTTTTTTTTTGCCTATTTATAAACATGGAATTCCTTTCTTAATTGAAGTCGGACAGTTATCTTATGTCTAACTAAAAACCAAATTTTATGGATTTTTTAAAGAAGATTGGCTCTTGGGCTAATCAACTAACAGAAATCGGTGTAAGTTTAATTGCACTGGGGGTTGTACTTGAAGTACTATTCAAAGGTGCTAACATTCCGTTCTGGCCAAATATATCTGTAGTAGATAATATTATGGGAATATTAGGTGGGCTGAATGCAGAAGGTTTACTAGGACTAGTAGGTGCCTTCGTCTTATACCACATTCTGAAAAAGAAGGGTTAAGAATAACTAAGAAGAGGCTTTCGGGCCTCTTTTTTTTTTGACTATTTATAAATAAAGATATATAATGGCAAATTTAAACTACAATATAAGAGAAAGAGTTAAGATAGAAAGTAAAGAGAGAGGCACTTCTTTTAACGTTGATATACCCTCAGCTAGTTACCATGACGAAAGGACTTTTAATATATCTTCTGGATCATTTACAGATGTAGTAGACTTTTCTGGAGCTGAAGGAGCTGGACAGTTTGTTAGCAGTAGCCTTTTATACTTTAGATTTACTAATCATTCAACAGGTTCAGTGGTATTACAGTTATCTTCTTCAAACGAAACGTTTAACCTATTAGTAGGTTCTTCTGGTAGCTTTATGTTTGATAATACTTCTTTAACAGGTAGTTTCCAAGATGTATCCACAGGTAGTTTCGATAATATAGTAAAAATTAAAGCTCAACCAGTAGATTCAGTATCAACTGTTGAATACTTTTTAGTATCTAAATAATAAATTATGGCAAATATAGTAATATATGACGGAACAGCTAATTTCGTAGCAGGTAAAAGTACTCCTTTCGGGTTTTATGATGATGATTTAGAGTTTCAAAAGGATGCTCCTAAGGTAGCTGAGTATTGTGCTAAAAAATTAGGGTTTCCAATGATGGATGTAGAACTTCAATCAGGGTCTTTCTTTGCTGCATTCGAAGAAGCAGTAACTACTTACGGTACTGAAGTATATCAACAACAAGTAGCCGAGTCTTTTGCTAATTTACAGGGAGGCTTTCAAGGAGAGGCAGTAAATACTACTTTAATTAGACCTTCTTTACAGAATATGGTTAGAATATCTAAGCAATATGGTATGGAAGCAGGAGTTGGAGGTGAAACTACTCTACATACTGGTATGTTACCTATATCTGAATCAGTTCAAGAGTATGATCTACAAGAATGGGCATCTTCACAAGGAGTAACCAGTAGAATTGAAGTAAGAAAGGTATTTTATGAAGCTCCACCTGCTATTCAAAGGTATTTTGACCCTTATGCAGGTACTGGAACAGGTATACAGTCATTAATGGATGCTTTTGACTTTGGATCTTACAGTCCTGGTGTTAATTTCTTATTAATGCCTGCTTCTTTTGATATATTAAAGACTCAAGCTATTGAATTCAATGATCAGATAAGAAGATCAGCGTATTCTTTCGAAATACATAATAACAAATTAAGATTATTTCCTATCCCTAGTGCTTCAGGGTCATTAAAGATAGATTACTATATAGAAAATGAAAAAAGATTTGTAGATGATGGTTTAAATATATCATCTAGTGCTGAAATAGGCGGAGGTATAGAAGGATCAGGGGGATCTTACTATTCTAATAGTAACGGTAACTTAATTACTAATATATCTAATGTACCTACTAATAATCCTATTTATTCTCAAATAAACTCAATAGGTAGACAATGGATATTTAAGTATGCTTCTACTTTAGCTAAAGAAATGCTTGCTTATGTGAGAGGTAAGTATCAAACAGTACCAGTTCCTGGTGCAGAAGCTACTTTAAACCAGGCAGATCTATTAGCTGATGTAAGAGCTGAAAAAGAAGCATATGTAACTGAGTTAAGAGAAGTATTAAACACAGCATCTATAAACGGTCAATTAGAAAATCAAGCAGCTAATACTAAATACCTTAATGATGCATTAGGTGGAGTACCTATGACTATATATATTGGGTAATGAAGTTATTAGATATTATAAAAGAACAGATAAATTTTAGAACATACGAAGGTATGGTCCAAGTAGTATATGATAATACAGAGAATATACAAAATTTAGCTGAGTTATTACGTGCTTTACCAGGAGTTACAACAGTAACAACAGCTTCTGGTGATGGAGAAAATAAAGAAACATTAAAAGTAAAGCTTATTTCACAAAAAGAACCTAATGAAGCATTTGAAGCGTTTAAAAATAACGCTATTCAAAAGTATGAGTTCATTAAAGATGTTGAAATAGCTGAAAATACTATAGAAGAGAAGTAATGCTATTTGGAAGTAATAGAGATTTTGATTTATTAGTAAATATTAACCGAGAACTACTAAAAGACATAGTAGAACAAGAGGTAATATTTTATAAATTAAATTTAGATGATACTGAAGCTAATATTTACGGAGAAGCAATGATAAAAAACTACTTCGTACCAGTTAAGTTGAATTGTCTAATTACTAGAGGTGATCAAGTAGTAGAAGTAGGTGATTATACCCTTCCTGATCTTCAAAGAGAAGCATCTTTTGCTTTTATTAGACAAGATTTAGTAGATACTGATGTAATTCCTGAAGTAGGAGATATAATTAACTGGCAAGAAGATTACTATCAAGTAGATACAGTTAGAGAGAATCAATTATTCGTAGGAAGAGATAAATCTTACAATTTAGCTCAATATGGACATAAATTTGGCTCTTCTTTATCTATTATATGTGATTGTCACATGACAAAAAGAGAAACTACTGGTATTGATTTCGAAGGAACAACTTATTTATAATATAAATGGCAGACGATATTAACATAAATCCTATTTCACAAAGACAGCTTAGCGATAAGCAGAAAAAAGCCTATAAAGCAGGTGCTTTTCAAGGCAGTGTAAAGCAAGTTGATGATAAAAAAGCTAGATCAGCTCAAAAATCAGTAACAAATGATGAAAAAGGGTTTGAAGTAGGTTTAAGAGATATAGATGAAGCTATATTTTACTATTTTAATAATGTAATTAAACCAAGCGTAATAAGAAACGGAGCACAAAAGAATGTTCCTGTCCTATACGGTTCACCGGAAAGATGGAAAGCCGTACAGAGCGACGGTTTTTACCGTGATAGACATGGGAAAATACAACTACCCCTACTATTATTAAAAAGAAATAGTATAAGTAAGAATAGATCTTTAGGAAATAAGATGGATGCTAACTTACCTCATAACTATGCTATATACAAAAAGAAGTGGTCTAAGAAAAATCAATATGATAGATTTTCAATTTTAAATAATAGAACACCTATAAATGAATATCAAGCAGTAGTTATACCAGATTACGTAAATATAGTATATTCTTGTATGATATTTACAGAATATATAGAACAGATGAATAAAATAGTAGAAAGTATTAACTATGCCTCTGATTCTTACTGGGGAGACCCAGAAAAATTTAGCTTTAGAGCTATGATAGACGATTTTAATATGGTAACTGAGTTAAATCAGGGATCTGATAGAACGGTAAAGACAGAATTTAATATAAACCTTTTAGGACATATTATTCCTAATACTATTAATACATTACCGCAAGGATCACTTAAATTTTACGATAAGAGTGCTGTATTATTTGGATTAGAAACAGTTAAAAATATAAATGATTTATAATGGGAAGATTTTCAGCAACAAGAAGTACATCTCTCGCAGTAAGATTTTTTGATAACATAAGTACAACAGGTAATTTAACAACAGAAGCGATGACACCAGAAGAAAAAGCATACAGTGTAATCAATAATGCTCATACTAGTAATAGTAAGACTGTAAACGTAGATACAGCTGCTAATACATTAACTTTTGTTTCAACTTCACTAGCAACCCCACCTTCTGGATTTCCAGCACAAACTACTGGAGATTTCACGATATTTATAAATGGAGTAGCTGTCGAAAACGAAGCAGTAACATCAGTAGCTCAAAGTAGTGCTGATGTAGTAGTAACGCTTAACACAGGATCATTAGATCATGGCTTAGCTACTAACGATGAGTATATGATAACAGGAAAATTAGACGCATAAAATGGCATTAATTTCAAGAAAACAGATATCTGGAGATTTAACCAACGCTAAAGTACTATCAGGTTCTTTAGTTGTAAGTGGATCAGAAGTAATAACAGGATCGTTAGATGTTACAGGATCTATCCTTCTTAACGGCGAAGCTGTAGGAGCTGGTGGAGGTGGTGGAGGTAATACTGGATCTTTAATAACTACAGCATCTAATTCGGGTTCTACTGAAGTAATAACTTTTACCAAAGGAGATGGATCTACTTTTGATTTAACTATAGTAAGTGCTTCATATGCAGTATCTGCTTCTCATGAAATCGTTAACGAAGTTTCTTCTTCTCATTCAGTAAATGCTGATACAGCATCGTATGTTGTTACATCATTAACAGCATCTTATGTACAAG